AGTTGAAGAAATGGAATTTTGCGTTAATCCTGAATTTATGTGGGTAAAAGATTTGCCTTTAATTGAATATATACCTAAGCCTTCACCATTTCCACCAATAGACTAATGAAAGCATTTCAACAGATACTCAAAGACAGAGGATATTACTCAGGTGCTATCGACGGCATTATCGGTTCGCTTAGCCTTGCAGGAGCGAAGCAATTCATCGATTCGGAGATGGATAAGCGTGGGTGGGTGAAGCCTGTCAATGACTTTGTTTGGATTCGCACAGACCAAAGCTTCGATAATAAGTTTTCAGACTATGTTGTTCGATTTTCGAACAGAAATGCCGATATGATTTTACCGTGCTCTACTACTCCTGGAGACTTTTACATTTTCAATCCGCTCACAGTTGGTGGCATTACAGGAGCAGCGGTAGCTTGTGAACAACAAGTAATTGCATCGCATAAGTTTAATACATCTGGAGATTGGAAAAGCTTATGGTTAGGTGCTCCATTTTTTTATCAGGCAGGAGCTATTGAGATTTATAGAGATGGTAATAAAGACAGAAAACTCGATAAAACTGTTAAAACAAAAGGTTGGTATGGCATCAACTTCCATCGTGCAGGTGTAGGCTCATTCGTTGATAATTGGTCGGCAGGATGTATGGTAGTGCCCGATGCTCGTTGGTTTGAGGCTATTAAAATTTTTCAACCAAATCAATTGATTAACTTCACACTAATCGAACTATGAGATGCTCGGTGGACTACTTGATGAAGAAGAACTAAAATATCTTTCAAATAAGTATTATGTCGAAGGTTATACCTTTACACCATTAAGAATGACAAATGGAACTTGGATTTTGCCCCTATATCAGATTTATTATAACGAAAACATTGACTGTTGGTGGGTCAAATTTTTACCTATAATTGAATACAAATAAATGAACACACTATTTTTACAAGAACCAATCCCCGGGTTCATCAATTCACTTGCTAACTATGGAGTTTTAGGCATTTTTGCAATTCTAATGATTGCCTTGATTTACTTTATGGGTAAGCAATTTTTTATTTGGCATAAGAAAAACGAAAATAGGATTCAGGAACTTGAAAAAAGACTTGAAGAATATCTGACAGAAGATCGTGGTAAGCTACTCGAGACAGTTGCCTCAAATAATCACGTTATCGAAAACAATACTTCGATGATGAAGAAGCTTCTAAACCTTGTTGAAAGACTTGAAAAAACTCACTAATATGTTTAACTTCCTTAAAGAAAGTACCGATGTCAGCTCTATGCGAGTGACATTATTCCTGGGAACTCTTTGTGTGTGCCTTTTGTGCATTGGAATTTTGGTGTACACAATCATTCACGCTGTAAAGTGTTCTTCGCTTGACTGGTCTGGAATGTCAATATTCTTGACTTCTATAGCAGCATTCACAGGAACTCTTTTATATGGCAAAGTACAGCAGAAAAAAGTAGAAAGTAATGATGATAAATAAGACCCTAAAGATATACGCATCAGGGAATATGGTAATTTTTACTGACCCTGACTACGGATTGATGCAAGCAGTACCAAAAGGTGCTATTCGTATCTATCCATTTCAATCTCCTAATGTCGGTTTTCAGTTCATAGACATCCGCACTATGAATGTTATCGCTCAGATTAGAGATTGGGGCGAAGTACAAGACTCAGGAGGTTCTGCTTGGGGAAGCGATTATCAAGATACCCTTGAAAAATTATGCTTGTTCTTTGATGTAACTACAGGAGCAGATACTTTGGCAGTTGTTTTGGCTTCAGGAAACAATGCCGGGGCATACGACATAGATATGAATGGACAGGATATTCTAAATGTCGGAAGCATCACAGGACTAACCTATAAACAAGTTATTCAACTCGCAGTTAGCGATGAGACTACAGCACTAACTACAGGCACAAGCAAGATAATATTCAGAATGCCTTTTGCTTTTACGCTCACAGCAGTTCGTGCGAGCTTAGGTGTAGCACAGACAAGTGGTAGCATTTTTACTGTAGATGTCAACCAAAGTGGTTCATCTATCCTGGGGACAAAACTGACTATTGATAACACCGAGAAGACATCAGTAACAGCAGCTACTCCTACTACCATAGTCACTTCAAGTCTTACAGATGATGCTGAGATTACCATCGACATAGACCAGGTAGGGGATGGAACAGCCAAGGGATTAAAAGTTACTTTGATAGGCACAATATAAAAAAAAGAGCATCCGAGTGAGATGCTCTAATTTTTTTACCACTTCCTGAGAAATTCTTCTAAAAGAATTACAAGAAGCATAAAAAAGAATCCAATAAAACAAATAATCACTATAGCCATTAGAACGGTAGATCGTCTTCTTCTTCACCGGCAGGAACTTCAGCATTCAAGATTGCAAGTTCTTCTGTAGTTAGGTTAAACTTTTCTTTTATCTGCGAGATTTTTAATTCTCCTTTTCTTACTTTTACTTTCATCGCTACCATTTGCGCTCCTGTAGGACTTGGTAAGTTATTCTGAACTTCATCCTGTTCGACTATCTTTTCTCCTTTAGAATTGATTTTACGCACATAAGAAGCAATAATATCGGTATAGTATTTACCTTCGTGTTCCCGGTAGGTAATTTTACCTTCAAGATAGCACAAATCTCCTTTGTCAGCTTTAAACTCTTTGAAGATAGTGCAGCGATGCCATTCGGTTTTATCCTGCCATTCGCCATTTTTATCCTTATAACTTTCTGATGTTGCTAAGGATAGGCTTGTGAGCTTATCTCCGCTCTTTGTATCCTTTACATCAATGTTGCCGATACGACCTATCAGCGATACTTTGTTTACCATTTCAATTGTTTTTAGGTTCGTTATACTTATACTTATTTCTTCGCTTTGGTTTCGGGGAATATGGCCCGAGGCTTTCAGTCATCAGCAACAGGCCAAGACCTGTGCTGAGACAAAAGAATGCTATCATTAAAACCATACTGAATCCTCCTCATCAGACTCATAAGCCTCCATTAAAGTTTCAGAAAATATGGTTTCAAGTTCATATTTGCTACGTTCAAACAAGATAGCAGCTTCTTCGATTGTGACCGATTTATTATAGTCAGTAATAAAGATGTCATCGAGTTCAAAATATGCTCCGTAATCGGGTTCTATTTGACATCCGTAGCTATCTCTTGAGCCTCTTTCTTCTTCGACAAATGTTCCTGTCAATCTTACATAAACTTCGTTTGTAGGGAAGTTGTCGCATTCCATATAAATCCCTGTGCTAAATGTGTTGTTGTTCATAACTTGGTAGTTTTAATTGTTAACGATGCACAAAAATAATAATATTTTATTATAGTGCAAATTTTTTAGTGATAATTTTAAAAAAAAGATAAAAAAAAAGGACTACAAACAGCGCGTAAGTAGTCCAATGACAACATTTTTTAACGTTCGAGTCAAATTAAGTTTGGCGACAGAGAGACTCTAAGTTCGAAGCATTAAGTTTCCCGACCGACAGCATTCGAACTGATTACAAAAGTAATAAATTGATATTATAGTGCAAATTTTTACAGCACATTTTTTAAATTTATTTGCACACATCTACCGATAAGACCTGGAGCAAATCTTGTTGTGCCTCTTTTCGATGCTCCTTTATGCCTTAAAAGTACAGTTGAATAGCTAATTGCCCAAGGTGTTCGACTCAAAATCATCTTGACCCAAGTAGATGTATTCAGAATCAACAGATACTTTTCTTTGTTTTCTTCTACAACTCTAAGTCCTAATCTCTGAAGCCTCTCATCTGCTGCCGATTGCTTAATTTTTGCCTGTGGTTCATATTCAGAAGCATATTCGACCAATTCACCAACTGTTACTGTTCCAATAAAATCTCCTTCGATGCGAGTTTCATTCTGTAAAATTGTCTGTAGGCATCTTTCTTCATCAGTTAAGTCTGCTGCTTGATTCAATAGTCCTTTCATTTTTAGAAGTTCGACAGATTCTTCACAAGCTTGCTCAAATGTAACTACTTCATCGTTCCAGGTGTGCCACCATCCACCAAGCAATGCA